GAAGGATTATTTTCTGCATGATATGTTGTGATACCACTAAATCCACGAATACAACCAGTAAAACTATTTGTAGTAATTCCTGTATATGTTATTACTTCATTTTCAATTTTAAAAAGACCATACTCTTTTGGAAATCCCTTTGTACTACTGACATTTACAACTGTATCAGTAGTTGTTATGCCACTGGTTAATTTTGTTTCTCCTACAACTACTTCTGGTGTTAAATTATCTAATTTAATATACTGATCTAAATTATCAGTTAGATCAATTACTCCCCCTTGATATTCCTGAGAGATATAATATTGTTTTAAAAAATCTACTGCTTTAGGACTTTCAGATGTTAGAAACTCAGGTAGTTGATTCTCTATTATCTGTTGGACTTTGACTCTTTTATCAATTCCAGTTGTTATCATATTATCCTCTTATCAATTTTCCGTTTGAATAACTCGATGTAACTTTATAACCAACACCAGATATCTGCTCACCAGAAGTAATAGTGTCTTTAACCATATTTATCTCACTATTATCAATGGAAAATGATAAGTACAAATCTTTCAATCCAATAACATCATTTGATTCTGGAAAGGCTTGTATTTCAATGATATTATTATCTTTTTCAGTCGAAGTAATATTAATAGTATTTAAAATTACTTCTCCATGAACATAATCAACAATACCAGCTGATGGTATGATTAGTTGGTTCTCTGATGCATCTTGACCTATTCTAATGACTCCTAAAACACCCTTACCACTTCCATCTAATGTTCCATCACTGTTTTTATTAGGTATATCAGTAAAATATAACATACTAGATTCTCCCTGAACGGTGAATCCAGTGCTCTTTATATTTTTACCCTGTGGGTTTATATTAAAAGCATTACCAAAACATAGTTCATATTGTGCCGATTGATTTGTTAACGCTTTTAGATTCCTTCTTATTCTAACTCTAGTAATATTTGATGATATTGCTTCATCTATTTGATCGATGACATTTAATACCTTACTATATTTAAATCTACCTCCAAATTTGTTTAAATCCACTGATTGACTATAAAATGTTAGACCACTAATAATATTTGTTTTTAAATTCGATGATGTAGATACTTGAGCTGGGTTATAGTAGACGAAAGACTCAAGTTCAACATATAATACTTTCAAATCAATTATTTTTTGATTTATACCAGTTAATGAATAATTTTTTAGTTTGGATAAAATAATGCTCTTGTCGTAGTCTGATACAAATTCACCATTTTTAGGTTTTATGGTGATAGAAACAGTTCCAAATTCAGGTGGGTCTAGTTCCTCTCCACCAACAACTGCAACTGACTCTGTATTAGGATAAATGGTTTGTATTATAGTCTCGTAATCACGGGCTGTAACTGCTCTGTACTGTGATGAATACAGTCTAGGTGCAAAATACTTAATTGAGTTAATTGACTCAATATTGCCTCCGTTAGATGCCGCTGAGATGGTTGTTATTTGTGGTGTAGTTGACGGAATTTGTATTTGATTAGATGATGATACTACACTACCTGCGTAATTAAATGATGTAGGACCGTTACCCTCTCTTCCATCGGTAACAATATATGAAACTACTATTTCACTATCATTTTCCAATTTTTTCCCAAAAATACCATCACCAAATAGTAATTCATATCTTTCATCTGCTATTTCTTGAATTAAATATATTTCTGATGTATCTGTGATGTTTAAGATATTATCAACTTTATTATATTCTCTTGATGTATCATCTCCCTCACCTCTAATCTTAACAACGATAGTTGATGTATCAACAAATGAATTTTCAATTATGAATCTTTGGTCAAGTGAACCATCAACTGTAAAGGTTTTATTCAAATAAGTTCCCTGATATACTATTACGTCATTAAATGAAGCCGTACTTGATATTACATTACCAGCACCATCTACTGCTTGAGTTGTGACAGTTGTTATTGACTCAGGTATTGAAAATACATATGAAGTATCACTACTTGATCCAACACATACTAACCCTGCCTGTAGTGTAAGAGTTGGAGTATTACCACTAACTGTGACATTAAACGAAATTGTCGCTTGAGCAGCAGTTCTTGATTTTGGAACATATCCAACATTTCGAGCAAGTGATACAACGTTCTCTCTTAATGTTGCAGAGTCTAAAAATGACTCATTCACAATCATATTTGAATTAAACGCCGTAATGTAAGTATTATAAGCTAAAGTATCAATTAAAACCGAAAAATTAGAACCTTCAAAGTCAAAATCCGTAAAATCAGAGTTAGCACGAATATAATCTTTGATTGAGGTCTTGATTTGATCAAAATCTAGGTTTGTAAACTTAGTAAAAGGCATTTATCTTGTTGCTTCGAGTATGAAGGAAAATTCTTGTGTTGGTATCTCCTGTCCAACGATATCAAAAAATACTGTAACCTCAAATTCATTTAAATCAGGAACTGGTAATACCTCAACAGTGAGATTTTCAACTCTTGGTTCAAAATTTTCTATTACAATCTCAATTTGGTCTTGAATTGTTGATGCAGTTCCATAATCTACAAATTCAAATAAGCTACTTCGCACATCCGACCCCAAAACAGAGTTAAAAAACCTTTCAGTAGGGATGGTTTGTACTAAATTTCTAACAGATCTCTTTATTGCGTTCTCATTTCTAAGAATTGTAAGATCTTTTGTGACTGGATGGGGTCTGAAAGACAAATTTATGTCTTTAAATGCCCTTGATATCCGTTTTATAGCCATTTAAACAGTTATTTCCTGTTTTATTTATGACAGTTTTTACAGAATATTATTATTTATCGAGATTTTGCTTTAAATTCGTATTTACCATCGAATAATCCTCTTCGAGCACCTCTTTTAAGTAAGATTTGTCCCAATATTTGTAATAATCAGTCTTTGAAAGTTTTTTTCTCGCATCTGATAACTCTTTTCTTGGTTGACAAAGAACTAAATTGTATTTTCCGTTACTTGTTTGTATGCCTTGTATGTAAGTTTTTGTTTTTCCATGATCTGCTATAAATTTATAGTCAGAATAGTTGCGATTATAGTCATCTACAGCATCATACAGAAAATTTTTACTTATATTATCCTCAACAACGTAGATTACAACATCATAATCAGAATTTGGGACAATTTGACACAATTTTTCATCAATAATTGCAAAATTTGACTTTGAGGCATAAGGACATATTGCAAAATTACCTAATTCTGGTCTAATTTTTGATAATTGACCAATCCAATGTAAAATATATCTACTCTTCTCGTCTTTCATCGGGTGTTGTCCAGAAATAATCATCACAATCACCTAAACGACCCCAGTTAACATCATTTTCAACTTCAAAAATGCGTGTTGATACCTTAAAATCAGGTATTTTTACGTTTTGTGGTGTCATTGAGGTGTCATAGATGCGACATCGGTTGTTTGGATAGAGTGCAAACTGTCCATTTCTCAATTGAATAAGATTAAATGACTTATGTTCATCAGGCATCTCACTTGTAGAAGCATCAATCTGGTCAAAATCACCATGATAGTTGTCTAAAGTGCAAATATACTGCCCTTTTTGGTTGCCAAAGTGTCTTGTACGCAACTCCCACTCCATTGGTGCGACAAATTGCTTCACAATTACAGTGAAATCATAGTCCATACAGTTCCAAAACTGTAAATTGACCAAATCCATATCAGGATCTGGTGTTTTTGGAGATGATAGAAACGCAGATATTGGTAATTTATCATACATTGCACCATATTCTGGTAAATATGTCTCAAAATAGAAAGCACGACCTTGTATTGATTTTGCAGTGACCCATAAACCCTCTACAAATTCACCATGACCCGATTGAAAGTCAGTTAAGTATTCTTTTCTTACCCATACTTTCTTTGTAGGTAAGTTTGCTATGTAGTTTGCCATGTATCAAAAAAGTTTGAAATTTCGTATCCGTCTAATTTTGCCTTATAGTCTGATGATTCTCCCAAATAGAAGTAATCAAATCCAAGTCTTTTA